GATCACCCAGCGAGCCACATCCATCCACGCGATCGCAGCCGCGAAGCTGAATCCAGTCACGAGGGACTGGAGAGATTGGCTCTTGACCGCTTGGCCAACAACTATCGCCTGAGATTCGACTCTTTTGATACTATCCATTTAGTATAAATAAAGAAATTTTTTCAGATGAAATCGTCTTCTACCTTTAAAATTTCCCTATACTTTCTTTTCTGTTTCTCCCTGATGAATTTTGTAGAAACGGCGACTTCCGCTTCCGACCCAACTTCCGACTCAACTTCTGATTCATAGGCATCATTAGTTGATTCGCTATCATCATCCCTGTATGCTGAAGGAATCCCTTTGATTTCTAATAGATCATTTACAAATGGTAGATCGGCTGATTCCCAGGCAGTTGGTTCGTCAATCGCATCTGTATTGTCTTTTATTTCCGATACGAATGATAAATTATTATCGTCCCATGCTTTTGGCTGATCCATCTGTTGATTTAACCTATACTTTTACTCATGGGCATCAATCGCACCTTTAATTAGTTCCTCTGCTGGACTACTTGGGATCCAGATATCCCAATCGTCCACTGCGTTATTTATATCATTGTATACCTTTTCGTCGCCTTCATAGCGAGAGAATACATTGTCTGGGTGATCTTCTGATAGCTCTTCAATATCAGATTCGTCAGAGCTATCTTCGTATATTTCCGGAAACAGTGATCCAACAGTATCACCTACTTTGGTCATTGCGCAATATTTAAGACAATAAGTCACGTCCTGACCGGTAATACATGTCCTACCAGACGCCTTGACATAATGGCCTGCAAGTACCATGGCAGTTTCCATTACGGGCTGGAGAACAGATGTGAATGCTTCTATAATTCCGTCGGCCATTTTTTAAATATAATGTGTCATTTCTCTAATATTTAAAACAGTGTATAAATTTAACCATGGACGTTCAATTGAAAAAATTCAAGCCCGAAAGCATGGCGGACGATAAGGTTTGTGTGTTTATAGGGAAAAGAGGTACAGGTAAAAGTACATTGGTAACTGATATCTTATATCATAAACGACATATACCAGCAGGGATTGTCATGTCAGCAACAGAGGAAGGTAATCACCATTACAAGGCATTTGTACCAGATCTTTTCATTTACAGTGACTATGATAGAGATGCTATTGAGAGAGTTTTAGAGAGACAGAAACAGATGCTCAGAAAAAACAAGTCACAAAGTTCATTTGTTCTACTTGATGATTGTATGTATGATAAAAAGTTTATGAAAGATGTGTGTATCAGGCAATGCTTTATGAATGGACGACATTGGAAACTGTTTTTCATGTTGACAATGCAGTATTGCATGGATCTCACCCCCGATCTCAGAGCAAATGTAGACTATGTATTTATTCTGCGAGAAAATGTAATTCAAAATCGTGAAAAACTTTACAAGTCATTCTTTGGCATCTTTCCCACATTTGACATGTTTAATCAAATCATGAATGCATGTACTGAAAACTACGAGTGTTTGGTACTAGACAATACATCAAAAAGTAACAAGGTTGAGGATTGTGTATTTTGGTACAAGGCTAAAATGAGAAAGAATTTTAGAATAGGATCACCTGCGCTATGGAATTATCATAAAAAACACTACAATCCTAAACACGACGGGACAGCAAAATCAGATGCCAGCAAAATAAAAAAACGGACACCTTTAAAGATTACAAAGTTATAGTTAACAATGCAGATTTTTGTAAAAACGCTCACTGGAAAGACTATCACGCTTGACGTTGAAAATAGTGACAGTATTGACAATGTCAAGACTAAAATCCAGGACAAGGAAGGAATTCCTCCAGATCAACAACGTTTGATATTCGCCGGAAAGCAATTGGAAGATGGACGTACACTAGCCGACTATAACATCCAAAAAGAGTCTACTATTCATCTTGTCCTTCGTCTGCGCGGTGGATTTTAATTTATAAAAAATATAGATATACAAAATGGATTCTATTAGAACAATGGATTTGAATTCAGCTGACTCTGGTATGGTTTCTATTCAATCAAAACCACCAGAAAATACAGATAGACCATCACTCCCACCACCTATTGATACAAGAGAACCGCATAAAAACGGAGTTGAAAAAAATGTTTATACAAGTAAAGAAGAACCTACAATGAATCTAGATTCTACTCCAATCAATGACCTAATGTCCGCCCCCGAAGTGATGGAGCAGTCGGCGCAACTTCTACCCCCACAACAGATTCAGCAGCAGCAACAGTCTCAGCCTCAGCAACCCACTGAACCCACAAAGGCGGGATCAAAGAACCCAATGAACCTCACGGACGACCAATACAATGCGGCTATTGTTGGTATTGTGTGTGTTGTTGCCTTTTCTGACCCAGTCCAAAACAAACTTGCGAATCTAATTCCGCAATTTGTTAATGACAGTGGGACCAGAAGTACCACAGGTATGGCGATTACTGGCGCATCAGCCGCTCTAATTTACTACTTTGGTATGAGAATGCTTAAACGTTAAAGTTTGACATGGTGTATAACGATTTATAGTATGCCCCCATCAAGAAAAATATTAATGAAAATATCAATATATTTATAGTACTTGTCAACAAATATTGATTATCGTCGTCTTTGAGGGGTGTTACATATTTTTTGTAAAGATAAATTACAATTGCTGATACAGCAGTGGATGTGATTATTGTACCTTTATTTACCCAGAATCTACCAGTCCTTGACGCTGCCATGATCACAAGTGGGTAAACTAAATATTGAATTATATGTTTCCCCATGTCATAGGGAATGAGGCGTTGTCCCACCGGCAGTGAAAGTATGCCGATCCATAATGCTAGCGCCTTGATAATATCTGTCTGGTTGGTCTTCATTTATATTAATCACGGATTTTTTTACCACAGAAATCTTTGAGTTCTGTTATCGGCTGATAAACACCCGCATCAGAAGCAATACGTGTCAGCTCCCTAAAATTGTTCCAAAAATCACTATTGTGTGAATACTTTATGGTGGTAGTATGAGCCAATTCGTGCAATAAAACATTCATAATATCATTAGGACTTCCATCAATACAAAGACCTATCTCAGTTCCTTTATTTACATTATAACCTACCTTTTTTACACGATGCCACGCTGTGATTTTTACGGGGTGGTCTAATTGTTTAAATTTTTCTGGAATATTTGAATTGCTTCTTATATATGTACGAAGTTTTTCAAATCTTTTTTCAACTTCAATCAACTGGGGTGGTTTCTTTGTGTTTTTGATGATATAATAGTCAATAACCAAAAGACACAGGGCGATTACAACTACGAACGCATTCATTATTATACATTTACAAAAATAAACTGGCTATACAATTGGGATATCTTTTTGGCATTCCTTTTGAACACCAATTTATCCCACTGCCTCAACACAATACCCCTATCAAGTAGCATTTGTTTCAGCTTTTCTCTGTCAGCAATAGGTTCAGCAATAGGACCATTCCTGTAATATGGGGTATCTGACAAAAACACGTGAACCTTGTCTTGATATTCATCACACACAAAAGTGTTTTTAAACTCATCCATGAATGGGTGATGTTTCGCCAATTGTAAAGAGTCGGGAATACACCCAATCAAAAGACCACCTTTTTTCAAACGCTTTTTAATTTCGTCCAAAGACTTTTCCAAAAAGTCTTGTGTTTCAAAAATATATTGAAGGGAAAAGTTATAACACACAATGTCATATTGTTTTTTGGGACACGCAAATACATCACCATGATGAAACTCTACATCGATATTCATTTCACTGGCACGTCTCTTTGCTTCTTTTAACGAGTCTTCATTGGGTTCGCACATTGTGATTTTAACATCGCATGTATTCCATTTATGAAGATCACCACCGAAACCACATCCTACATCTAGAATATAATCACCTTTCCTGGCAACAGTATTGATTAATTTCCGTTTAGCAAGATTGTGATCTCGACGAACGTGTTCCATATTTCATTAACATACTAATAACGCATTTGTTTAATTGCGAAAAATACACTTAAAGTTTTTTATCGTGTTATAACAAATGGGGTCTCTCGAACAAGACTTTACCACCGTCCCAGGCCAGCTTTACGCTTGTATCTCCCTAGTTGGTCCCGAATGTCCCCAAAAGACAGAAAAGTTTGGTCTCAAGATCCGTGGGTGTTTTAATACCCAGGAGGAGGCCAATAACCACGCCAAGCGTCTTCAAAAGGAAGACGCAACTTTCAACATCTACGTTGTTGATATGTACAAGTGGCTACTAATTCCTCCTAATCACGACGAACTCGAGAACGTCCACTACAATGATGAGAAGCTCGAAGAGATTATGCAGGGATACAAGGAGAATCAGCAGATGGCCGCCAAGATGTTTAACGATCGTAAGAAGGGTATGAACGAAACACCTCTCAAGGAGGGTGATGAGACGCCTTACATTCAGGCGGGTGACGAAAACTCCAAGTTCTATAGCAAGGCTGACGAGGCACCTATCAGGCACCCAGCGGATATCATCGACGATCTGAAAAAGGAGAATCCTGATTTGTCAATGGAGGAATTGGTTAAGAAAGCCGATCAGGTCATTGCCGATGAAATCAAGGAGCGTCAGGAGAAACGCGAGGAAGAGCTAAAAAAATCAGAGTAATATATAAATGAGTACATTATCTACGGGACTAAATATACTAACACTTTTAGTTATATGGCTTTTACTAAAGACAATTCTTAAGACATATAACGCAAGAGAAGATAGATCATTGACAGCTATGGATGTATTGAGAAATATGCTTCTCGATGATACAAATATAGCAGTTAATAGAGCAAGAATTCGTCCGAAACACGGGGATATCGGCGATTTTGTTGGCTACACGGAACAAGAATATGTTAAAATTAAGACGGCCTAAGGATTACTGGTTGCATTGTCTTTCCCATGAAAAAACCTAAAATAAAAGCAACAAAAATAATGATATATGTGGTCTTTGACATATCACCAAATATATCTGATTTCTTTGGTTCATCATACTGGGGGGGGTAGTCGTAATATGGTTGTTGTGGCTGTTGCTGTTGTTGAAATTTGAAATCATTTATATTTGTTGAAGTTTCCCTATCATCAATTGGTTCTGGTGGACCATCTGGAGGGAAATTAGAATCGTCTATAGGGCGAAGATCTTCCATTTAAGAAAGAAACAGAATAAACTTTACTGGTTTAATCGCAATCTTCATCTTCATCTACCAAGAATGAATCTAATGAGCTTGTATCATCGTCACTAGAAGAATCTTCATCAGTAACTATTGAATCTGTATCACCCTCATCGTCACCTGATTCGTATTCGTCGTCTTTATAATCATCTACAAGGTCAGACTCTGCTGGTTCATAGATGACCGGTTTTTTAACAATACGCCCTGAACGGGTGGTCGTCACTGCGGACATTGTTCTTTTGTCTGTTTAATTGTTTAAGTATATTAATATTAGACTATTTGCCTCGGCTACAATGTGTTTTTTGATCTCGTATATTTCGTCTTGACGAAAATCGGCATTAAATGATATATCATCTATGTTTCTCTCTGCGTTCGCTAGGAATTCCCTGGCAACATATTCGTTTTCTATACTATTTGCCATCAACTGTATGTTGTTTATATATTCAACATAAGCACCTTGATTATATCCCGAATAGGGTGTCATCAACTCTTTGAGATCTGTCACATCTATATGTTTTAATTCTTGGGCGTAATTTTGTCTTAGAACAAGTAGAGCTATTATCAAAACAATTGCTATAATCATTTACTTGTAGAGCAGATTTATTATCGAAGGTGATAGCTTATAGTCTGGACTAGAAAAATCTTTACAAAAAGATACTCGCCTACCTTTCATGGTATCACACCGACAAAAACACTTTTGAGAAATACTTTTCTTCTTGATCATAAAATATACATGGTTAGATGTGTGTTCTCTTCCCAAATTCATACAATATTTTGAATCAGTTTGGACGAAATATATATCCTTGTTTTGTTTATACATCTTCATTATACTGGCTCGTTCAAACCCTTTTATATTTTGATTGATAAATCGTCCCAGATACACTTGAAGTTCCACATCATTTACTTCATCTTTCATCTGTCTCTTTGTGAAATCACCTTCCTTTTTGACCTTTTTAGGTGATACCAACTGGTATACTTCTGGTATCGTCACATCTGATAAACTATCAAATGTTCTAACAAGTGATAGCATCAATAGATCATAGTCTGGCTTCTGACTTTCGATCTGTGTTAAATCCCCATTCTCGTAAATCATGACAGGCAAGTAGGCAACCTCGTCAATTTTACCAGTGTTTTTACAAACTATACAACCTTTTCCACTACATTCGGCATGTTTGGATTTCTTGTGGGACCACGGAATTCTAAACCCACTACCCTTTGAACCAGTATCCAAGTTTCCATATACAGAGCTATCAATAATCTGAGTCCAATCACGATAAGGATATACATTTGTCAGCGTTTCGATGATATGATACATCAAATTCACCGCCATTCTCTGGTCGACAACAAATCCATGCCAATTAATATGGACGCCCGACTTTATCAAATTACCTTTTTTCTTTGGCTTTGCTACAGATACTAGAGCTTTTTGTTTTGAAAAAGTTTCAATCTTGCCACATATCAAATCTAAAATAGACTGTAGTTCGTTATATCCCAACTCATCATCATCTTGATAATCGATATCTACAAAAAAATTGAAATTACTAGTCTTTTGTTCGACAACAAAAATCTTTTCGTTTTTGATACATTCAATATATTTTTTGAAAAAAAAGGATGTTTTATCATCTGGAATATATAGAATCCCCCCATCCATCAACACGTGTGTAATTTCTCCATTCTTTTCATAAAAATTATTTTTCTTACACCATGTTTTAAACATTATAGTAGTGGCTATACTTACTAATATAATGTCTGGTTCTTTTATTACCTAAATCTGCTACCGCAACGGTGGGCAAATGTCTCGTCATCCGATTCATCATCAGATTCCTCCTGTGGTTCAGGCTCGGACTC